CTGGCGACTTCATATGCTTTATTTGACGAAGCCTATGATAATGAGCCTTACGAGCCTCTACATACTTCTCTGCTTCTTCTTTTACATCAATCACCATTTTTACGCTCCTTTAACACTAATTTAATAGTAGCAACGTCTAGCTTAGTCATACCCTTTGCTGGTGTTGCCGCACATTTCTCTAGCCAAGATGTTTCCTGTTCTTGGCAAAGTTTATAATAATACAATCTGGTCATTTCTTATATACCTCTGATTTCGCTTTTCACAATAAAAATAAGAAATATGTTTCTTACTTGTTGACAATATGAACTATCTTATACTATCATGTCAATATGAAAAACGCAAAGAACATGAAGGAGGTTTCATATCATGTCTAAATTATATATGGCCTATGGGTCTAATCTTAACAAGCGTCAAATGTCTTACCGCTGCCCTACCGCCAGAGCCGTAGGTAGCGCTATGATTTACGGTCACGAACTGGTGTTCCGTGGCGTAGCCGACATCGCTAAGTCTAACGATAGCATGCACATCCCCGTAGGTATTTGGGAAATCGAGCCGAGGGACGAGCATGCACTTGATGTTTACGAGGGCTATCCGAACTTGTACGGCAAGGTAAAGATTGCTGGTATCATGACCTATACTATGAATAGGGATAATATCAGTAAGCCTAGTAAGCATTATTTCGACACAATTCTGGAAGGCTATCATGACTTTGGGCTAGACACTAGCTTCTTGTATGACGCGGCTGGATGGGCTGAGTTTGAAGAAAATGAACGCAATAACGTGTTCGGATTAGAGGCGGTGTAATGTCTTTAACTTCTCACCAAAAAGAAATGGTTATTGGGTTGGTTCAAATGAAAATCAATGAGAACGAAGGCTGGGTTAACGAACTGGAAAAGTCTGGTATCGTTGATTTGGACAAGCCAAAAGAAATGTTGCAAACGCTATACAGGCTAAGAGCAAAGGTAAAGGAGCTGTAAAATGCAGGGCAAAGAACAGAAAATCATCGATGACATGGTAAATGGCGCAGATGAGTACAAAATGCAAGTCTATAAGAAAGCTGGCAAAGACCTTGTTAAAGCAGAAGAAGTCCTAGTTTACGCCACTACTTTAATTAAAGTCGGCAAGCTTATGATAGATATTGCTAATGAATTGCATGAAAATCATCCCATGATTGCCCGAATGGTTTTGACTAATAGTAAACAACTGTCAACAACCGTTGAATACATGAATAAAGAACATAAGAAGATTATGGAGCGAGTGGATGACGCACTTTGATGATTTACTTAGGGGAAAGGGCAGGGAACTGCCCTATCCTATCATGGAAGAGTGTTTTCTTAACGTGAACGATGTAATTCGGGACATGAGAAGAGAACTATCGGAACTGAACTTCAAGGGAGAATATGACGCTGTAAAGCGTAAAATGCCGTGGTTCAGATTTTTACAGCAGGAGCGGGACAAAGGAAATGTTCGGCTTAGTATCGGTACTAGACCAGTAATGGAGATTGAATAATGTTGTATAACTTCTTTTCTTGGGGGATGATTATGTTCGGGTTAATCCTGTTCTGGTCAACCTATGAACTGATTAAATATATGGAAACAGCCAACGAAATTATCGGTATGCTTTTCTTGGGAGCGATGGGTTCAATTATGTTCTGTTTCGGTGTAATCGCATTGTGGGAACAGTGGCAAAAAGGTCGTTCTTAGTTTGTTCTGGTTGCACTTCATTTAGTTGCAGTGCAACCTTTTTTTCGTGCAACCTTTTTTACGAACATTTTCAATGGCTTAATAGTAGAGGTTGCAGAGGTTGCAAGTTAAAGTAATTTCTTTACAACCTAGTGCTAAGTCATTGAAAACATGTGTGGTTGCAGAGGTTGCACAGGTTGCATATATATATATATGTATGGGGGTCTGCAACCCCCCCATATATACAACATAAACGGAGATAAGAAAACCATGCCAAAGATAGGCGAGGAACTAACTAAGGAACAGGTAGAGGCTGGTTTGAAAAGATTAAAACCAGAACAACAAAAGTTTCTGGATTTGTATTTTAATGGCGATATGACACAGACAGGAGCGGCTAGGGAAGCAGGATATAAAAATCCTACCGTAGCGGCTGTAAGACTGCTCAGGAATCCCATCGTGCAGGAACGCCTTGAGGAGATGCGCCTTGAAGCCAGAACGAAGTACGGGGTCACCGTAGACAAGTCTGTTCGGGACTTGAAAAGACTTCGGGATGAGGCTTGGCAAGTAGGTAAATACGGGGAAGCTATTCGGGCTGAAGAACTGCGTTTGAAGGCAACGGGGCTACTGGTTAATAAAAGCCACGTTATGCATGAGGATGTAACGCAAATGAATCGGGAGCAAGTGCTTGAAAAACTTGCCGAGTTTCAGCGTATGGCAGAGCGTAGGATGAAGAACATTACACCAGAGTCGGATAATGTGGTCGAGATAGCAGAAGATAGCGAAAAAGACCAATAACGCCCAAAAAACACCGTGTAGTCGGGGAGGCGAGGACTTCGGGCTTCGGGAATCGGGGTTTCGGGGAGCTGGCTGCACGATTTGTTCGGGTTTCGGGCCTGCCCCTTCGGGGTCGGGCCTTTTTCTGTGCCTGGAGTGCACTAGATGCCCCTTCGGGGTCGGGATTCCCCTGGTTCGAGCTGCAGTGCACAAACAATTGTTCGGGATACAACGCTGCTGCTACCTGGCGCCGTGCAACTAGAACTCGGCGAGCTGCGACTGGCCTGGAAGACACCCGAACATTTGTTCGGGATTCTGACCTGGGAGCCAGTTGATTCAGCAGCGGCAGCGCCGACCAGGTTCCGCTGGCCTGGAACTAATCCGAAGACAACCGAACAATTGTTCGTGTTCTCGGCGCCAGCGGAGTTCTGGCTGCAGCCCGCAGCAAACCCGAACATTTTTGGCCCGCCAGCTCTGCCAGTTCATCCGCAGAAAAAAAAGTTACAAATGATACTTTTTGCGCTTGACTATGTGAAAAGAGTTTCGTACTATAATATAGTAAGCGGTGAATGAGTCGAACTGTCACTGTACTGAGTTACACACTTTGAAAGGCTATCGTAGCCGCTTACGCTTTTGTGAAGAACTAGACGAGGACGATATGGACTATAAGAAAGACGAGATTCAGGCGCACTTCGAGGAGTGGTTGACTGAGACTATCGAGCATCAAGGTGGTGATTGGGTTCTTGAGAACTTGGACGATTTGCATCATGAGTGCTTTAACACAGACTATTACATTATCGGCACACAAGACGCGATTGAGTGGATGGGCAACCAAGCGTTCAATATCATCCAGTTCGTCAAAGAGTACGAGGAAGACAACTTCGGTGAGTGTGGGACAGACCTTAGCGAGCCTGAGAAAGTAGTCAACATGTACGTTTATATTATCGGCGAGCAAGTAGTCGCCGACTATGTAGCAGAAAAAGAAGCCGCGTAACAAATCGCCCGCCCGTGCGTTATCGGGCAGTTTCCTTCCCTAACTTGCCCCGCCTGCGTGCGGGGCTTTTTTTGTTCGGGCCTCTACGTTGCAGCAAAATGTTCGGGCAGTCTTCGGGATTCGGGCCACCTGGTTCGGGATATGTTCGGGTTTGGGGCAGCAGCGGCCACTGGCATCGAGCTGAATCAGCGGGCAGCTCCGAAAAAACCCAAACAATTGTTCGCAAAAATCAGGCTGGCGCCAGTCGCGAGCAAGAAAGCAAGCGCGATTTTTCTGCAAAAAAACCGAACATTTTTCTTGTATTTGCAATCTATTTCATATTAAGATTTAAGAGTGAAAACCGAAACAATGCATAGGAAAGGAAACAATCATGCATACTCAAAACGGATTTTTTGTGGCATCAGGTGAATGCGAGATAGGCAATCTATCAGTATCTAGAGCGCATAGCGTTTTAGAAAATGCTGGTCATGATGGTCTATGGATAACTAGTGATGCATCATCAGGTGTAACGGCAGAAATAATATTTCCACCATTACCAGTCGCATATTATGATGCAGATGAGGCTTGCTTTATGCCTTATATGCCTACATGGAATTTTTATAATGATGTGTACACAACATTAGAAAATGCAGGCGCGGAAATAAATGTAGGATGTGGGCATCACTTGCACATTGTGGCATCTATGGGCGTAGGCATGATAGATGCCTTTTATGATGCCGCAATATATAAGGCAAGGTATTCAGATTATAATGACAGTGCTGATGAAAAATACCTAGATGGTGCATATTATGGCGATATTATGCCTTTTGAATTGGTGAAAGATGTAGTTTATCGTTACGGCATGCACCAGAATGAAATAAACAAAATGCTATCACGTTCTAGACGTGATAACAGGATGTGCAATCATCTTTATAATAGAGTAAGGCATGATGATTTTGACGGCATCACCACAATGGGCAATCTAAATGCGCATTTAGGCGGTAAATTTTGCGCTATAAATGTTTCTACATATAACACATATGGGACGATTGAATTTAGACAACACCAAGGCACGCTATCATCTATCAAAATGCGTAATTGGTGCATGCTGATATGTAACATGATTAGATGGTCTGATACATCTAGACTGTCTTATGATGCACAAGGTGAAACGGAAATAATGCCTTTTAGATATTCGTCAAGAAATGGTGT